ACACCTGTCTGGGCGAGCACCCCCAACAGCATAAACAACAATTTCAACAATTGGCTTCTCCTTCAGAGCGGCTACCTGTCAAACCCCTGGTTGAAAGTGCACCATATCGACGGCCTGCCACCCTTATCAAGCTTGCGAGCGTATGGAGTGCCGTTCAAGGACAGTTTGAACCGCCCTCGAAGGCTGTTCAAACTCCTCTCAAATGCTCAGCCTTGAGAGTTCGCCACGCATGCGCTGCAGCCAGGCTGACCACTCCATTGCCGGCCGCTCTGGGTCGGTCCATCCTTGTGGCCAACCCATCAGCCAGTCCGAGAAGTTCGGGTTGAAGGTCAGGTCGCCGCTCGAGTATCTGCCGCCAGGCTCCAACTTCAAATGGAGCGGGTGCGAAGACAGGGACATCACTCTGCCTGTCGGCTGACCACCCCAGCTCCTGACTAGCAACCACATCATGGTCCAGACCCGCGCTGCCTTGCCGATCGAGATCTGGGAACCGATCTGGGTCGGGTCGTCCCTGAGTTTCATGCCGGCCGGCGAGATCTCCAGTTCCACCTTGTTGGTGTAGATCGTGGTGGTTGGCGTGGGCCAGAATGAAGAGACGCCGTCTGAGGTGGGCCGCGCCGACTTCGAGCGCCGAAAACAGGCCTGCTTTGACGCTAAAGCCCATGCGGCGAAGGTCTTCGAAGACCTCGGCGGCTCCCACGCTGAGATGGCCTTCGACATTTTCGAAGAAGCACCATTCGGGATCGACTTCACGGACGATGCGGGCGATGTCGGGCCAGAGATGGCGGGGGTCGTCCTTGCCGCGCTGTCGGCCGGCGAAGGAGAATGGCTGGCAGGGATATCCGCCAGTGACGAGAGAAACCTTGCCACGCCACGGGCGGCCGTCGAAGGCTTTGACATCGTCCCAGACAGGCGCGTGATCCAGGGCCTGATCTGCCATCCGCGCCACGAGGGTGGCCGCGGCAAAGGCTTCCCGTTCGACGAAACAAACAGTCCGGTATCGGGGTTCTGCAATATGGAGGCCGAGCTCCAGTCCGCCAACGCCTGCGCATAGGGCAAGGCCGGCGAGAGCGGGTTCATGTCCGGGATGTATAGCCACACTTTGAGCTCCTTGATCGACGCTCCTGGCGTTCGGTCGCGGGCTCGGCTGGCCTCAGATGGTTGATGGTTCCGCATCGGCGGCACTTGATCTCGATATCGTTTGAGAGGGCGTTGTGTCCAGCCCTGAACAGCAGAGCCGAACATTTCCCGCATCGTATGTCTTTCATTTCGCTTCCAGAGAGAATCAGTCACCCTGTGCACGCTTGCGTAAGCGAGCCGGGTGAGATGTTATCTCGATGTGCATCTGACGGGTCGGGACGCCAATCTAGGCCCGTCGCTTGGAGCGCTCAAACGCTCCGGCCGCCCGGATATGCGCAAAAAGGAGGTATACCAATGCGTGGTATAATCGTGTCCCCTCATGTTCAGTTGGACGGAACTTACAACGGTGGACTGGATCCCTCCCTTTTAAGGCTATGGCTGTTGTATTGGGATTACCTCGATTTTCCGCGCAGCAATAAAATGCAATTCACAGGAGAGCCCGAAGATCTGGTTTCGCGGGGTATTTTGAAGAAGTCGAATTTTCATTTGGATAGCTTCTCCGGTAACTACGGTTGGCATTTCGACTTGGTCGCACGATGGGCATTCGATGAGTATGAGAAGGACGACCCAGGCTCGTGGGCAGTTGCACGCGGCCCTGGAACTCTCGAAATTACGAACGATGATTTCGAGCCGGAGCGAGGAATGATGATTAGGTTGATCAATGCAGTTCCAGTACCAGCTGCAGATGTTCCCTTGGATCGTGTTTTAGCTTTCCGGGATCGACACAAAGATGAGCGCGACGCGTTCCTAAGCCTAATCGATGAATTGTATCTGGATGTTTGTGATTCTAGAGACAAGCCGATCGCGGAACGCCATGCATTCAGCAGGCTGGAGAACGGCATCCGGGACCAAATATTAGCTGCCCGCTCCGCAAACAACATTGATTTTCGACTGGCGGATTTGGCCGCGCACTTCAATGTAATACCAGCAGCACTTGCCGGGATCACTGCACATACAGCGGATTTTTCGTTGCTGGCATCTCTAAGCGCAGCAGCTTTGGCCGGGGCGAGCTTGGAGTTCGGTCCATCATTCAACTGGAAGCGAGCAGATGAACACCGCCAGACTCCATTCGCATATGTTGGCCTAATAAAGGACAGGCTCGAGTGGTAACCAGACTTGGCCATCAGTTTGCCTTCCCCGTCTCGGGCGCTTCGACCTCGACCTTTGTCTGAAACCCGTCGCCCTTGGAAAACGTGTGCTCGACAGCCTTGGCCCGCCATAGCCCGTTCTCGGCCGGGCCGAAGCCCGAGGCGACGACGTCGATCTCGGCGGTGGCTTCAACCCGGCCATATTGGGTGAAATGGCCTTCGCCTTTGGCCCGGTTCAACCTGGTCGCCTCGGCCTTGGCTACCGCCTTGGCGTCGGCCTGGTTCTTGTAATGGGTCTCGATCAAACGGATCGGGCCTTGCCCGCCAGTGACCTCGGTTTCGAATTTGGTCTTGCCCTCTTTGGTGTCGTGCCATTTGGCCACCACGCGGCCATAGCGCGGGCGCGGCTTGCCGCTGATCTCCCAGTCCTTGCATTCGGAACGAAGGATCGAAAGTGCCCTCATGGCACCGCCTGACAGCTTGTTCTGGCTGCCGCGCGGGACCATCAGATAGATGCCGTTTGCCGGCTTGAAGATGGCGTTGTGGCGGTCGGCAAGCCGGGTCGCAAAGTCGAGCGCGCTTTGCGCCTGTCGGGCTTCATAGTCGATCTTGATGCTTGCCAGCCTGCTGTCGACCTCGATCGTGCCGCCCGCATCGGTGAAGACCTTTTTCAGCATCGCGCCAAGCGTGGTGTTGTCGAAATGCTCGGACTTCTTCTCCTTCATCTTCTCGCGCATGTCGGCGGCCTTGGCTGAAATTTCCAGGATCAGCCCGTCCGGCCCGCCTGACGAGGTGTAGCCATCGACGGTGAACTTTCCCATGCTGGCGAGCGGACCGCCGGCATAGCCGAACAGCGGCTGGAGAATGGTGCCTTCGACCGGCAGGGCAATGCCGTAGCCGCGATAGTCGAACTTGCAGGTGAGTGCGTCGCTTTCCTGCCCGCTCTCGTCGCGGATGGTGGCCGATATCAGCCGCGAGTAGAACGCGCCGTTCACCTCGTTGCCGTCGGCCAGAACCTTGATCACCGGCCGCATGGTCAGCCCCACAACCGGTTGGGAGGCGCGACCTTGTCGGGTTCGTCCTCCGGCATCAGGATCGTGGTTCCGGCCGGGATGCGCGCACCCAGCAACGACAAGCCGGGATTGAGGGCGTAGATCCGCTCCACGAAACCCGTGAGCCGGGCCGCCTTGTCCGGATCTCCGGGATAGAGCCCGCGCCGGTATTTCCAGGCGATCTCTTCGAGACCCATATCAGAGCCCTGGGTGATGATCTTCGGCATCAGAACAGCCCTCCGCCATAGGGCGAGACGGTGACCGAGAATTCGACCATCTTGCCCTGACCGTCGCGGCCAATGTGGCTCTGGGTGTCGGAAACGGTTTCAAGGACAACGCGGCCAAAAATCCGGCCAATTGTGTTTGCACCGAAGCCGATCATCATCAGCGGGCGGCCGCCGCTCTGGCTGGCGCGGATCGCCTCGTAGCTGCCGCGTCCGCCAAGTTCATCGGGGAAGAGCAGACCATTGATCGTGGTGCTGTCGGGTCCAAGCCCGGTGAACTGCCGTGCCGCCTGTCCGCCAAAGCGCTCGATCGTGGCCCAGGTGGCCGTGGTCTCGCGTTCGAGCTGCTGATAGTTGAGGCCGATGATGGTGAAGACATGCGGTCCGAGGCTAAGAAGGGCTGACATCAGTCATCACCTCCGTCGTGGAGGGCTGCTGCGCGCGCCTTCCTGATCGCACCGCGACCGGCCGGAGCCGATTGCTGCGTGGCCTGCACCCGGATATTGACGGTTGCCGCGCGCATTTCCGCAACAGCCACACGGCCAATCTCGGCTCCGATCGCCGAAGCATGGGAACGAAGTTCTCCGCCTGCGGCCTGTCCCAGGGCAGCCCCACTTTCCGGCCCGGCGCGCCTGATCGCATCGGCCGCCTTGTCGCCACCCGCATCAACGGCATCGCCCGCATCGCGGCCGCCATTGGCAAACGCCTGGGTGATCTTGGAAAGCTCGTCTGCGACCTCATTGAAGCTTGCCGGGCGCGGAACCGGGATGGCGCCGGCCGGAGCTGGCCGCGCTTTGGGTACCGGCGCCTGGTCCGGGCTTCTCCGGCGACCAAGGCGACCGGAAGGTCCGCTGCCCGCGCCGTCGCCACCTTCCGCATTGGCGATGATACCGTCGAGGACGCTGTTTTGCTGATCCTCGCGCACCGGAATGCTGGTGTCGCCGGTGCGGCGGCTGCTACCTTCCTCATTGGCGGTAATGTCTTCGAGAACAGCATTTTTCTGGCCCTCGCGCACCGGAATGTTGGTGTCGCTGTTGCCGCCGCCGACACTGAACCATCCCGCGATCGTGGCTTTGATCTCCGCCGCAAGCTTCCGGAAGCTTTCCATGTTGAGGTATTTGTCCCAGCCGAGCGGCTTGATGAGCAGGTGCCAGGCCAGTTCACCTGCCAGCATTGCCCAGCCGATCACCGGGATGAACCGCGCACCCCACTTGAGTGGCAGGACCAGTAGGCGCCAGCTCAGTTTTCCCGCCAAGGCCGCCCAGCCAATGCGGCCGATTGCAGCCGACCAGGCCAGCTTCGGCAGGAACGTGGCCCAGATCAATGGTGTGATAACAGCGCGCCAGGCCAAACGGGGAACGAACAGCAGCCAGCTGAGTTTTGGTATGAAACTCACCCATTTGAGCGGCTGGACCAGCTGCCGCCAGCTCAGCTTTCCTGCCAAGGCCGCCCAGCCGATGCGGCCGATTGCAGCCGACCAGGCCAGCTTCGGCAGGAACGTGGCCCAGATCAATGGTGTGATAACGGCGCGCCAGGCAAAGCGCGGCGCGAACAGCAGCCAGCTGAGTTTTGGTATGAAACTTACCCATTTGAGTGGCTGCACCAGTTGCCGCCAGCTCAATTTTCCTGCCAAGGCCGCCCAGCCGATGCGGCCGATTGCAGCCGACCAGGCCAGCCTCGGCAGGAACGTGGCCCAGATCAATGGTGTGATAACAGCGCGCCAGGCAAAGCGCGGCACGAACAGGAGCCAGCTGAGTTTCGGAATGAAACTCACCCATTTGAGTGGCTGGACCAGCTGCCGCCAGCTCAGCTTTCCTGCCAAGGCCGCCCAGCCGATGCGGCCGATTGCGGCCGACCATGCCAGCCTCGGCAGGAATGCGGCCCAGATCAGTGGCGTGATAACGGCGCGCCAGGCAAAACGCGGAACGAACAGCAACCAGCTCAGTTTCGGGATCAGGCTTGCCCATTTGAGCGGGCTGAGACCACGCATGGCAAAGCCCAGGCCGCGAAGCGCGCGCGCTGCCAAAGAGACGTTCCTGCCGGCCTTGTTGAACCGGAGAAACAGACCCAGCAATTTAAACAGCTGCAGGCCGGACACTGCCCAGATGAAGGACAGCACCTTCAGTGACGCGGACATGAGCATCAGGCCCGCAACGACCTTGACGATGGTTGCGAACAGCTCCGGATTGGCGCCCGCCCAGAGCGACACCTGGTCAGCCACATTGCCGATCATGTCGGCAACTTCCAGCAAGGGAGGCAGCAGCTGTTCGCCGACGAGAATGGCGGCGCGCGTCAGCTTGTTCTTGAGCGTGTCGAACTGAGCCACCGCACCTTCAGCCTGTTTCTCATACTCCTCAAGGCCCGATCCCTTGTAGTTGGCCGGATCATTGATCAGCGCCAGCGCCTGTTTGAGCACGTCGGGGTTGGCGAGAAGCTTGTTGAAGTCGTCGGCAAAATCGAGGCCGACGATGTCGGCGAGCGCGGCTGCGCCCTTGTCGCCTTTGGTCGCCAGCAACTCGATGAACTCGGCGAAGGCTTGCGGCCCCCGCTCGCGGACATCAGCCAGCACCTTGGTCCGCGACAGGCCGACCGATTTGAAGGCGCTGTCGACCTTCTTGCCGCCGGTCAGAAGCTTGGTGGCGAAGGTGTTGAAACCGCGCGCGGCTGTTTCCGGCACGATGCCCACAGCCGTCATCGCGGCACCGACGGCGTTTACCTGCACCGCCGTCCATTTGAGCAGGCTCGCTCCACCCGATGCCCGCCCGGTGAAATCGAAAATCTTGCGGGCGCTGGTCGCCATGTTGTTGGAGAGATGGTTGGCGCTGTCGCCGAGCGCCTCGATGCCCTCCTGGGTCAGCTTGTAGGTATTGCGGGTCTCGGCGAATATCTGGCCAATCTCGCCGCCCGCCATGTCGGCGGCGACTGCCATGCGGGCTACGAAGCTGGTGAAGCGCTCAAGGTCGGCAACAGGGACGCCACCCTGGGCAGCGGCTGACATCAGATCGAGAATGTCCTTGGCAGCAACAGGGATCAGCGCAGACGTGTCGAGCGCAAATTTGCGAAGCTCTTCAAGCTTCTTCTTTGGCGCGTCAACCACCTTTTCGACGGACTTGAAGGCCTGGTCGAAATCGGCCGCCAACTTGACCGGTGCGGCAAGTGCGAGCAGCTGGGCACCGGCGCCCATGAGCCGCGAACGGGTCTGACTGACCCGGCTCTCCATGGTCTTGAGGTTCTTGTCGAAGGCGTCAACATTGAAGCGCGGGTAGAGCTCCGACTTGATGCCGTCCTTCAGCCCGCCTCCGAACTGGCGCGCCTGGTCGCGCATGCCGGTGAGCGTTTGCTTGAACTTGGCAGCGCCTGCGGAATACTGGTCGATCAGTGAGACGATGAGCGACAGCGACATGTTGGACATCAGCGCGCTCCTTTCGTCTTGCCGGTGTCGATTGCCCGACCGATCATGGCGACCAGCCGGGCGGCGCGGCGCTCCTCGGCATCAAGTGCGGTTTTCCGCCAGTAGTGGAATTCGGAAATGCTCAGGTCGCTGATTGTGCCGGCGGTCCATCCGAATGCGAGGGCGATATCTCCGGGGCCGTCTCGCCAGGCTTCAGCGTCTCCAATGTCAGCCCCGGAAAAAAACCGGAGAGCGCCTTCCAGATCTCCGGATAGTCGGCGGGATCGATGCCGAGCACGTCTTCACCGGTGATGCCAAACAGGTCCGCGACAATTTCGGCGAGACTGTCGAGCTTGTCGGGTGCGAGCATAGCAGCCACGTATTTGGCGAGGTCGCCGCCACCGCTCTCGCCATCCTGGGCCTTGAGGCTGTCGATCAGCTTCTCTCTGTCGCCATCGGACATGAAGCCGGCGATCTCCGGGCCGAACAGCTTCACCAGCTTGAGAATGTCGCCGGTCTTGGGCCTGCGGAGGGTAATGACCTCGATCGGCTTCTTGTCTTCGCCGCGCTCGATCGGGTAGTCCAGCGCGATGAGAGCGGTGTTTTTCGTGGTCATGAAGCCAACTCCTAGCGCAGCCGCAGAATGCGGGCGTGATCGTCATTGACGGTCTTGCCATCGAGAATAGTCCAGCCGCCGAGCGACAGGTTGAATTCGCGAATGACACGGCCGTCGTGGACTTCCGAGTACCAGGTGATGGCCGAAAGCATGTGATCGTAGCCGGCCTTGTCGCCGCCCTTCATCTGCTCGGGATCGATCTTCATCAGCCGGGCCTTCAGGTCGATCGAGACCTCGATGGCCTTGCCGCTGTCGTCATTGTCATCAAACAGCGACTTGACGGCAGTGAACGCTGTCCGGGTTCCAGGCGGCAGACCGAACAGAACGTCGAGCGCCGGGTTATGGGTCATCACCTTGAACGGCATTTCCAGCTTGTTGGTGATGCCGAGCGGAACGGCGGTTTCGCCGGTGGCGCCGCCAGCGGTGAAGTCGACCGACTTCTCCTCAAGCGTCGGGAGCTTCATCTCCTCGATCTCCAGCGCCAGATTGACCTGGTCCCTGGCGACAAGTGTGAAACCGCGCAAAATCCGAAAACTCATGTCAGTGTCCTTTCTCTCAGCCGCCCGGTGCTGTCAGGGTCGGCGGTCAGGGTCGGCGGTCATGCTCAAGCGGCGCGGTCGAGACCGGTCAGGATATCGTTGGCCAGCGTGTCGAAGTAGACCGAATTGCGGCGCGAGCCGAACTGCAGGTCGTTGAGGGGCGGAGCCTCCTCGGCATCGAACTCGATCCGCAAGATGCCGGACCGGAGCGACTGGGAAGAGTTCATTTCCTTGAGCCAGTAGGCCCGGCCGCCAAGGATCGCACCGATCGCGGTCAGCTCGTCGAGGAAGATCTGCATCGAACGGATGATGGCGATGCCAAGCTGCGCCGACAGGTTCTCGTCCATGATCGAGCGGAACGCTGGCGGAATGGCTTTCTCGATCGCCGCACGGGTGCGCACCACATTGATGAAACGCCAGAGCGGGTCTTCCGACGTGGTTTCCGAGCCCCACAGGATGGTGCCGTTGGCGCTGACTGCCCCGCCTGCGCCCTGGATGGTGACGGCCGGAATGATGGTGTTGATCCGGTTTTCGTTGAGGTAATTCGCCTCGTGATCGGCCTCGCCATCGAAGAATGAAATCGGCCGTGCCGTGCCAACGATGCCGCCGATCGCCTGGTTGGACGGCGACCAGTAAGGCCCGCCCTTTGCCTTGTCCTTCTTGACAAACAGGGCGGCAGCGCGGGCCGATGCCGGCGCAACAACTGCGCCCGCCAGCTTGACGGCCGGATCGACCAGATAGGTGTAGCGGTCGGAGAAATCGGCACGGTAGGCGAGTGCCGCTTCCTTGGTCGTTGACGGACAGTCGCCGATCTTGATGGCTTTGAGGGCAGAAGAGATGCCCTCAAGCTCGGCCATGACCGGGTTCTTGGCGGCGTCTGGCCGCTGCGAGGTAAAGCCCGGCGCGATCAGAATGCCGGGTTCGACGCCGGTATGACCGCGTGCGTAGCGAAAGGCGTTGACGCCGGTTTGTGTGGCGCTGTTGCCCGCCATGTTGGTCAGCGTTGCGGCGATGTCCACACCTTCGGCAACCCGCACCATGACGATCGAGGCGACCACGCCCTGGTCGTTGATGGCGTCGATGGCGGCCTTGGCTGTGCCGGTCGCGCCGAGCAACGCTACCTTTTCAGTGTCGTTGGAGTAGAAATGGACCGGCTCATCGAGCGGGAAGGTATCCTCGTCGGCCAACGGGGCGGTGACGGCCAGCCCTATCGGCGAGCGGTCGGCTGCCTGGATCGGCAACTCGCTAACGCCGGCGTCAAAGACGCGGACACCGTGATTGTAGGAGGCGGTTGACATGTCGTAATCCTCGGACTTGATTTCTCAAAAGTTCGAGGCGAAAGTGCCATGCGCGCGCACACCGATCGGTGGTGACAACGCGTCACCACCTCTTGTTATCTCCGGAATTTGAAGTGACGGCTTGCGGTTACGCCCATCAACAGGCTGATGTCGCCCGGATTGGTTCGGGGTTCTCTGTCGCAATCTTGCCGCTCTGGAAATACGGGCTGACAAAAAAGCCGGATTTAGGCTCAGGACCTATTAATTTTCGCTCCACCTTTTTGGTAGAAAGTGGTGTCTCTGATTGGTGAGGAGCACTTTATGAGCGATCTATTCTGGCTTTCCCGTTCTCAGTTGCA